TGGGGTCCGCTTGATATAGTGATCTCGGCCCCCGAGCTCGGCATAGATTTTCAAGCTCACATATTCGGCGAGGATAGTGCTATCGGCCTCGGGAAGGTTGCGCGCAGCCATGTAAAAGACGATTGTAGAAGCGATCTCCTGGACGACATCATCGCCCTCATCGGTTGAGCTCAATGTATACTCCAGTCGGTCGTCAGGATTTCCAGAATTTTTTTATTGTCCTGTTTGATCTCGCCCACATCTTCAGAGATCGCGCGCTGCTGGACCTCGATCACGGCAATCTCGACTTCGTTCTCGACCACCTGTTCGATAGCAGCGGTGTTTTTGGTCACCTGGGCGTCCGTACCGGACGCCCACCAGACGGCCCCCGCAGCCCAGCCCAAAACGGCAATTCCGACCGCAGGAACAATCCATTGATTTCTTACCATTGGCTTACAAACCCTCCGCGCGCCCGGCTTCGAGTCCTCTTGGCCGGGGGTGGTATCACTCCATCCTCTTTTGAATTATCGATTGCCCCTGCTTCAAACAGGGATTGATTGCGCGGGCAGACCGACTCTTCAAGATGATTCCAATCGATCTCTCGATAGCGATTGATCCCGAGATGATGAGCAGCAGCGAGGGCGTAGACGGTGCAATCAAGGACCTCATTGCGCTTGCGATGGGGCTTGATCCATTCATGCCTCGGGTGGCCCTTGTGATATCTGGTGACCAGCTTCTCACTGGTGAGCTGTTCGTAAAACTCACTCGAAAGGTCGCGAGAATAATGGAGAGATCCGGGGCCGGTTTCAATGCCGAAGCAGCCGTAGATATACCCCTTAGCCGTATCTGATCCGACCGGAAAGACCCGCGCCGATCCGCGCAGGGTCTTGCCCTTGGTCGTCACATCGACGAACGACGGCCGGCCATAGATCGCCTTGTTCCTGATGCTCTGGCCCTTGATCGCGATGATGTGTTTGCGCCGGCGGCAGAATTCATAGACCGTCTGGGTGTAGTGGCCGCCAGAATCGACGGCGACCGCTGCAATCGATAATGCCGCGCCAGACTCATGCTGTATCGGCTTTTTTAGATATTTTTCGAGCTCGGTCCACAGCTCCCGGCTTGCCGGCTCGCCGTGGAAGACGTGCCAATCGATCACCCACGCCTCGAGATCCCGCCCCCATGCCCAGACAACGACCTCGAGGCGATTGTCCTGAACATCGACCCCGGCGGTGAGGACCAGACCGCCCATCGGGATCTCGCGCAGTCGGTAGGGCTCGGCGCGGTTTTCGAGCTCATGGGGCTCGATCCTGTTGGCGGCTTCATCCCAGCACTCACCCAAGGCGGTGTTGATAAATGTCTTGAGCAGGTTTTGGTCGCGCTGTGCTTCGAGCCATTTTTCAACCAGATCGGGCCAGGTCTCCCAAGGAGAATAGAGCGAGCTGATGTGATAGCTCCGGCGTCGGCCGTCCTTATCGTTTTCTGCTGCCTCGGCGCGCCATTCCCCGGCAGCCAGCATCGCCGGCTTGTGGTTTTCGGTGATGACACCACCGCAATGCGGACAAGCATAAATCACCGTGTCGGGCTTGTGACCGTTGTCGTCAGACTGCCATTGAATCTGCTTCCACTGGAGGGGCTGCATTTCATCGCAGTGCGGACAGGGGAGATAATAGCGACGCTGATCGCCCTTTTTGAATTCGCGCTCAATGCGCGATACATCTTTTGTCGTCGGGGTTGAGCCGATCAGGATCTTACGCCTCGCAAATGTTTTTGTACGATTTACCGCGAGCTCGATCGGATCGCCCTCATCGTCAACGTCGTAGGGATAGGCATCGACTTCATCGAGTAGCAGAAACCGCACCGGGGCCGACCTCAGATCGGCGGCCGAATTTGCCCCGGCGATAAAGAGCACTCCACCGTCGAAGTTCTTGGCCAGCGTCGTATTACCTGAATCGCGAGCTCTGGGGTCGGCGACCAGCCCGGTGAGAACCGGCATATCCTGAATCATCGTCGCCAAACGCTGCTTGCTGTATCGCTTGGCAAGACCCTGAGTCGGCTGCACCATCATCGCCGGCCCCGGGGCGCGGTGGATGATGTAACCGATCATATTACTCAGGGCTTCGGTAAAGCCCAACTGCGTGCCCTTCATCACCACAACGGTCTCAACCCTCGAGCTCGGTGAGAAGTCGTCGAGGATCTCCTTCAGATAGGGCGTTCGATCAGTGCGCCATCGCCCCGGTTCGGAGGCATATGTCTGGTTTAGGATGCGATGTTGATCACACCAGGCGGCGAGGGGTTCGCGCGGATCTTCGCGAAGGCCGTCGAGGATGGCGGTCCGCGCAAGAGCACCTCCGTCGGCGACGTTCACGCCGCGACCTCTTGTTGAGTGGGTGACATCAAACCCCGCACATTCCTTCACATTCATTGTTGAACAGATCGATCTGGTCTCGCGCAGGGTCGAAATCACATTCGGTAAGTGGTTGCATGGATTGGTGGATATACAGTTTCTCGGTTGTGCCGCTGATACCGTTACGGATTAACTCATCCATCTTTTTACTTCTCTTGACTTCAAGACCAACAATTTCACATAAGGATTTTTTCTTAACGCTTAAAGTTATCCTGTATATTCTGTCTATCTTTGTTATGTCTAAAACCTCAATATCCCGTTTACAGGTGAAAGCAAAATCCTTAAGTCTGTTTACAACCTGATTTACATAATCTTCTTTATTTTGGTAGTCAACTCCCCAAAATGATTGTAAATGTCTTATTGTTATTTTATTCATCTGAGCGACACCTATCATTGGTAGCGTAATAAACATCAACCCATCCTTTATAAGGTTAAAAGAGTGTGGAAAATACCTACTAGGCATACCGTAAGAATCTATGTCGATAAGATCGTAATTGCAGGAGTGATATACAAGTCTATATATCTCTTTTTCGCTATCTGCTTTTATGCAAGTCACACCTTCAAGACCTAAGTCATTAACAAAATCAACTCTTTTTTTATCTATATCATAGGCTTCAACTTCTCCGAATGAGTTGTAAAACTCAGTCATTCCTCCAAATCCTGAATGTGTCTCAAGTATGTTTCTATGACTTGAGTTTATAAATATCTTTGCTATTTCTGTTTTTTCTGCTGTGTGCTTATATTTATCTTGGTTATCTGATTGTCCTAACCTTCTTATTTTATGCTTTACGCTACTCTCACTTAAACCCATCTGTAAAGCTATGCTTTTATATGTTTCACCCATATTTCTCATATTTATAGCCTTTAATTCTCTCTCTCTATCCCACTTCATCATTCATTCACCTTATAGTCATCATCATCATCTATTCCTAGATGTTGTGTTACCATGCTTACGATGGAAGAGTAGCACCACACACAAAAAGTAACGGGGCAGATGCCAAAATATCCTTGAATTCCTCCTGCTTCTTCATCATACTCGCTACCACAGATCGAACAGTTATCTTTTGGTATGAAAGCCTTTTCTAATTTTTCAAAGTCATTCCTGCTGGTTTTCTTCAATCTGATCACCAAGGGCAGCAACATCATCGAGCATGACCGAGACTTCGGCCTCGAGCATTTCGTGGATGATGTGACCATCGTCAACGGTTGCCAATTTGCTCGAGATTCGATCCGGCATCGTTAGCATTGTGTTTCTGATCTGTCTCGAGGCGGTATAGATCTCCCGACGCACATCGCGCGCGCGGACGAGCTCGCCTCGGATCTCAGCATTTTTGAGCTCGGTCTGCTGTCGCTGGACGTTGGCGAGTGCTGCACGCTCCTGAACAAGATCGAGGCCGTTGCCGGCAGCAATATGTCCGGCAGCGCGACGCCGGAGATTGTCGCAATAGGCAATCAGCCAGACCTTGGGTGTGGCCCCCCGTTCCAGTATTCCTGCACTCACCTGTTTTGATATCGCCGGCCCCGAGACCCCGACCAGCTCGCCGAATTGTTCTTGTGTGATGGGCTGATTAAGATCCATCACCTAACCCCTAAGAGCCCCTCTGGCACTAACAAAATTCGGCGCGCTACGAACCCGCAATGGAGACCTCCAGGAAGGACCCGCACTATTTATACCTCGCTAGATGCTTTGTGATCGCTCGCCTTAGCTCGGTCTTAAACTGCTCAATGCCGAAGAGCTTGGCTGCCTGGTCGATCTTCTCTCGGAGCAGCTCACGCGGTGGAGCAGGACCATACAAAGACTTGATCGGCAGACGCTTGGCCGACTTGCGAGTAAAGACTTTGCGCCCGTCGTTGCTGATGAACGATCCAGCATAGACCCTGCGCTTACCCCATGCCGTTGCGCTCACGCCTTTCTTTGTTTGCCTGGCATTGAAGCGGATAAGGTTCGGGGCCTTTCCTCTCACGGTAAAGCCGGCCTCCCTCGAGGCATAGGTGGCCTTAAACTTGTGCATGAGTTGTCTTAGTTCTTTCTGCTTGATCCCGGTCGCCTTGGCCAGCTCACGCACCACCTTGGTATACATC